GCCACAAATCGCAAAGCCTGCGCCAGTTCATAAACTATTTCCCAAACCTATCGTGGAAGTAGAGAAGCCTAAATCAACAGACGGTGTTCTGTTTGTCTTTGCAACCAACAGGAATTGCAAATACATTCCTGGCAACCCTGATGGCGCAAACACACGAATCTGCGGCAAAAGGTCTATGGCAGGCAAGAGCTGGTGTGCTGAACACTTTGCTCTCGTCTATAACAAACAACCAGTTCTCAATATGAGGGGTCTTTTAAATGGCTAAACTTTTGCCATTAACTAAAGAAAGGATATGGGAAAAGGCTATGCCTGTTCCTGAATGTGGTTGCTGGTTGTGGACTGGTAACGTAGCAAAAGTTGGTTATGGTCAGTTAATTAGCAACAGAAAAAGAAGATACGCTCATAGGTCTTCGTATGAGGTGTTTAAAGGTCCAATACCTAAAGGCATGATGGTTTGCCACAAGTGTGATACCAGATCTTGTGTTAATCCAGATCATCTATTTCTTGGTACTCCCCAAGACAATATGACTGATATGATAAAAAAAGGCAGATCAAAAAATGGTCCTAACCATCCAGCTTCAAAATTAACAAAAGAACAAGTTAAAGAAATACTCAACATGGAAGGTACTCATCAATATATTGCCGACTTATATGGAGTATGTAGGCAAAATATTGGAGCAATTAAATCAGGAAAGAGACACATAAATGGCTAAGATATTTATTTGTACACCATGCTACGGGGGTGCTTGCAACGCACTCTACATGACAAGCCTGCTCAACCTACAAGCCGTCTTTGGGCAAGCAGGACACAGCGCAATGGTCAGTGTGCTCGTCAACGAAAGTCTAATTACTCGTGGACGCAATGCACTTGTTAACCAGTTTATGAAAACAGATGCAGACTATTTGTTTTTCATTGACTCAGACATTCAATTCTATGGCGATCAGGTATTGCCTATGCTTGATGCCGACAAAGACATCATTTGTGGTATCTACCCGAAGAAAGAGATCAACTGGCAGCAGGTAGCAAAAGGTGTCAAGAATGGAGAGGATGTCAACAATCTTAAGCATTATACTGGCAGTTGGGTGCTCAATCTTGTCGATTACGCTGGTAGTGTTACTGTTCCTGTGGGGGAACCCTTAGAGATCTGGGCAGGTGGTACTGGTTTTATGCTCATCAAACGTAAAGTGTTTGAAGAGTTAAAAGACAAAACACCGAGCTACATCAATGACGTAGTGGATCTTGCTAACGCAAATGCTCCACGCGAACGTATTACGCAATACTTCACAGAGAGCATTGAACCTGAGACTGAGCGTCTGTTGTCAGAGGATTATCACTTCTGTCGGCAGTGGCGTTTGCAAGGTGGCAAGATCTATGCTGCCCCTTGGGTGCAACTGTCTCACCACGGTACATACGCATTTGATGGAAGGTTGATGTGATGGACATTGTTGAATGGTTGCGCGGACATTCACCTACTTTACGGATCGCAATGAGGCTTGATGAGGCCGCTGACGAGATCAAACGGCTGCGGGAAGCATTGCGTGAGATCCACGGGCTCGGTGATACACCAGACTATTCATGGAAAGCATATCAAATCTGTTGCAAGGCACTAGGGGAGAAAGAGTGATGGATAGAGAAACCTTTAAGTTCTTACTTCTATCCAGCACTAACATGTATCATGTGCAGCACATCGTGGCCTCTTACAACCACATCGTGCGGATGCTTAAGAAGCGGTAACCATAGCAGTAGCGCGTTTTTGCACATCAGAGACGCGCTTACTCCACCCTTTGCCAAACGTATCCCAAGTGTTGAGCTGCTGTAAGAACTGCAACCGCTCATTGCACAGCTTGGCAACGGTATCAGCAGGATCTAACGTATTCACCTGCTGCACAGTGCGATCACCCATCAAGCCATCAGCAGGCACACTCGCAATGTTCTGAATAAACTTGGTAGCTTGACGTGGGCCTGAGTTAACAGCCAGATCAAACAACGCATAGTCAACACCAGCAGGCATGTCGTCACCACGCACCTTGTCCCAGTACATCTTCTTGTACAACGGAGCAACGGTATCAGGTGTCAATGCCTTGATGTCATCAACCGTGACCGCATGACCTACATAAGACTCATAAGTAGCTTTAGTCACGCCAAGATTGGTAGCTCCTCCTGGGTCTTTTGGATTCTGAACAAACCCACCTTCAGACCGCAGCACCAGCGCTAAACACTGTTCAAAGTTATTTTTCATTTTTAGACCCCATTGTTGGATTGCTGCTGCCAAACCAGAATGACAGAACCAGCATCAAAGCACCATCAAGCGTACCTAATACACGAGCAATCAACTCACGCATAGACGGATCAATGATGTGCGTAAAAAGATAATACTGGATGATAGACCAGCAAACGACCGTAACGTATGACAATATAGATGGCGTATAGGAGTGCGTGTTTATCGCCATGTCTCTGGCTGATGCACGATCAGACGCAGCAATCTTAACCAGATCAATGTCTAGTGACTTCATCTGGACTTTGAAATCAGCATCGACTTTACGGATAGCTGCTATTTGGTCTGGGGTAGCAGTCGCCAACGCATCTCTAATGTCGTCTTCAGACCCGTCACTATGACCCAAGAGAGCCGTAGATAATGCTTTGACGGCCATTCCGGCCACGGGTCCACCCAGTGCTGTTGCGATAGTTGGTGCGACATTTTCAATCAACTTTCCAAAGATGCCAAGATCCATTATACCGAACTCCCTAAAAGTATAATCCCTAAGCCAAGCATTATACTTATCAAAAATAAAACGATGAAGCTAACAACCGTAGCTTCCTTGATTTCTTCCAAACGAGCAGCGTCAGCCTTCTCTTTGGCATACTTCTCACGTTCTATCTCTTTACGGATCTCAATAACTTCTTTTTGCACCTGATCCCAAGCAGCCAAGCCAAACCGACCGACAAACATATTCTTGGCTTTGAGAGCAAGATCCTGAGCCTCAGCCTTAGCAGCATACCGCTCTATGGCTATCTGTTCTGCCGTTTTGCCCGAAAATACAGAGATTTTAGGCTTTTCAGCAGACAAATGCGTTAATTTGGCAATGCTGCCCCATAGTTCAGACAGGTCAGCAGCCATCGACTGGATCTCTTTGCCAGCCGATATTGCAGCCTGTATGCCACTATATGCCGCTTGCGCCGCTGCTAATATAGTTAACGGGTCCATGCTTATTACCGTTTAGGAAAAACTCTTTGGTGACACTGTTATCATTGCCAGCGAGCCTGTAGTTTACCGTATAAAGGCCACTGCCGTCAAAGTTGGGATAGTATTTGTTGGCAATCTTGTAGAACACACGGTCCTGACCCCATTTACCGTTCCACACATGCCCAATGGTCTCAGCGACTTGCCGAGATAACATGTAACAGTTTGTATCAACGAAATGCGTAATTTTACCTAGGCTCTCGCACCGATCCTCGCAGATCAGTTGGCCCTGTTTGTCCACGATCTTGCGGTACGAGTAAGCCCAGTCCAGAGCTTTACGCTCAATGGTATCAATAAGAGAACTAACATGTTCAGGATCAAACCAGTTGTCTTGGTCAAGGAAACAGACATAATCTGTGTTAACCAAGTGTCCTATAGCAGCATAGACCCTGTGTCCATAAAAACCGTTAGCACCCACGTTTTCAGGCAAAACCATGAAGGAAAGACGTGGATCTTCATCATAATGCTGCAACAGATGGTAAGTGCGATCTTCGAACTCTGGACCGTCTACCACAACCAAAACCCGTGTATCTTCATAAACTTGTGCAAGAGCACTGCCGACAGCATCATATAGAGTATCAGCACCAGTCGTCGGTATAACAATGGTAACACTCATTCTCGACCCCATTTAACTTTCAACCAAACACGTTCATGCAACCAGTACAACGTGATCTTAGTTGCAAGCTCAACAGCAGTAATGCCAGCAGCTAGATGCGGCTGACCTGTAATTAGCCAAGAGATTATGAAAGTATCAAGACTGCCAGTGATCCTCCAACTGACAGCCTTAGCCAGACTACGCTTCTGAGATTCTACCGACATCCCCACCTTCTTCTAGCGGCTTTTCCTCTTTCGCCTTTCCACTTAGAACTTCTAGCACAGAATGATTTATGCCGAGGATTCTTGGGATCTTTGGTCGGAGCCTTGAGCTTGCTGCCAGTCGCACGGTTGTACTTCTTGCGACCCTTCTCAGTCAGGCCACCGCCAGCCTTTACAGACTGCTTTTCACCACGTCCAACTGATAAAGATGGGCCTGCCATTATCGCCTCGCTGTCCGTTTAGATTGTTTGAACGCCTTAGCTGTAGGAGCACCTTTGCTGCCAGGCTTACGCATACGCTCACCAGAACCCTTAGCGATCCGTTCCCGCTTAGCATGGATGTTTGCGTAAAGCCCGCGCTTTGCCATTACAGACCCTCACCTGGAGTAATGTACACGCTGGCATTGGTAGAATCACCGATCACCTTGGCGTATACGTTAGACCCAGAAGAAACTTGCGGGCCAGTAATAACTTTATAGGCATAGGGAGGAAGTGCCAAAACATAGTCAGGTGTTACATCAGGCAACGATACGTTGAAAACGCTGGTAACATTGATCTTAACATATACAGCGGCATTTACGTCAGCGTTCACTAAGTAGTATTGCTGACAAGGGCTGTCAGCAGTAATCGTGAACACGTTCGACTGCGTGTTTGCCGCTCCAGTTACGGAAACCTTAACAGTCTTACCCATAGCCTGAAACGGTATGTTATTTGCCATTAGATCGTACCCTTTTCAGGCTTTCCAGTGGGGCTTGTCTTGTAGTCGTTAGGACGACCAGAGAAATCCCATGTGGAATGATAGCCACCCTTGGGTGCTACGCCAGAGGTCCAGCTATTTGTACCGTGACCTAGTACATCACGAGGCATCTGAGGACGAGTCGCAGTAGCCATCGGCTGTGCGTCATTGATCGTCTTGCCGCTCTTGTCTTTCATTTTTAGTCTCCTTAGCAATCGAAGGGATGAACACCAGTATAGCAAATCCCCCTGCGACGTACATCCTTAATGGAGACGGGTCGTACATGACCCAGCAAGACAGGATGAACACCATAAGAAGGCTTAGTAGAGTTAAAAGTCTTCCGGTGAGCACCGACAGACCTACGCGAATGATAGTCAGTAATGTTACATCCATGTTTATGACCCCTGTTAAACATAGATGTTATACATCAGGATCTGTCTTAAAGCCAGAACCCCATTCATCTTCAGAAACTTTTTGTTTCAGTTTCTCAAGATTGATAGCTCGGTCAATGATCTTGAGCTTTTCGTCTATGTCCAAAGTGTTCATAGACTTGAGCAGCTCTGAAACTGCTTTCTCAAGATCTGGGTTTATGCCATTGTTTTTTTTAGACATTATTGATCCTCTACAGCTCTACCAGCAGCAGAAACGGGAGCTGCGGCAGACCCTGTTGCGCCAGTTGTTTCAATCGGCAACCGACGTTGCAAGGTGCGACCAAATTGAGCGCGTCCAGGCAAATTAAGAACTTGCCCTAATTTACTTAAGGTCTCTCCAACTACACCTCTGCCAGCCTCTACACCTTCAAATCGACCACGAATTTTTAATTCACGACCAAGATTTCCAAGTTCGGTAAGAGGGTGCCGAGCTGTACCTGAGCCAAAACCATAAACATTTTGAGCCAAATGATCGCCAAGTTTTTCAAGGCTAATGTTACCACCTTGGATGCCACCCTTCGCCACAAGCTCTTCAAGAGCTTTAGTTGCAGCATATTCACGGTTAGCTTTTTCCAAAGGTTTAACCAGATTGCTATGGTTTCTAGCAATATTAGCGTCAATCTTTTCAATGAACTCGCCAGCAGTGCGCCGAGTCTGACCGTCAGATGCAGTTCTGGCGATGTAAGACATCTCGTTGCGAAGACGTTGCAAAACTTCTCCATCAACTTTAATTTCTTTAACGGTAGTGCCTGGTGCAGATTTAAATCTGCTTGTCACATTGTCAGCAGCAGCAGTAATTGACCGAACGTCAGCAGGGCGAACGCTACGCTCAAATGCAGCCATGTTGTCCAATTCTGATG